AAAGAATTATGGACACATTAAATTTTAGTATTTGTCCCTTAGGACAAACAGTTTTAAAGTATGAAGTACCCCTTGATGTATTTAATATTATTAATCATGTGTATGAAACAAAATATCCAACACTACCCCCAGCTAATAAGCAATTAGTAGGTAAGATTGAAAAAGAACATTCTTTATTTTATCAAGGTACAGACACTTCAAAGATGCATCACCACAATATGTTACCAGATAATGTATTACAATGGATTGATAAAGCTATGGGTCATTACTTAACTTTTAATAAAATCAAAGACTATAAAAAATCTTTAAATTCTGTTTGGATTAATCAAATGTTTCAACATGAATATAATCCAGTGCACGTGCACCAGGGTTCTTTATATACAGGTCTATCAAGTGTTATGATTTTAAAATTACCAGAATCTTTTGGAGTAGAATATTCATCAGAACAATCTCCAATGAATGGTAAGTTACAGATTATGGGTTCAGTATCAGGTCAGTTTGCTACTTGTGATTATTCTCCTAATATTAAAGAAAGAGATTTTTATATATTTCCATATGATGTTAGACATTGTGTCTACCCTTTTAATGGACCAGGATATAGAAGAACGTTGTCTGCAAATATGGATGTAGATTATAACCCAATAATGAACAGAGGAAGAGATTAATGTTAGAACCCCATTATCAAATATTTAAAGAACGATTAAAAAAAATAAAGTTTAAAGATATGAAAACATTATTTCCTACAATGGATAATTTTAAAAAAGAGGTTAATCCTGATATGGAAAAAAATGGATTACTATGTCCAATTGTATTAGATAAAGATGGACTTACTATTAGAAGCGGCACTCATCGCTATGAGTATTTTAAAGATAAATATGAATCCACTTTATGCTATGTAGGAGTAAATGGAGATGAAACAAAATTTTTTCAATACTTAAATGTATTTTGTTGGAGAAATCATCCTGTGCAACAATCAGATTTTTTAAAATCAATGTATGAGAAAGGACAGATATAATGTACGAAAATAAACAAATCACAGAACCTAAATGGAAGAGTTGGATTATTCAAACGACAACCCCTTTGTTTACACCCGATCAATGCAATCAAATTATTGCATCAGGTAGAGCACAGAAACCACAAGAAGCTCAAGTAGGTATGAATAAACCAGGAGGTGGAACTGATACTAAAAAAAGAGTGACTACTATTAGTTGGATTCCATTTAAAGAAATGGGGCATATGTATCAGGATCTGAATACATTTATACAAAAAGCAAATGAAAATCATTTTGGTTTTGGTGATATAAGAGTTACAGAAAATGCACAATTTACAGAGTACCCTGAAGGAGGGTTCTACGATTGGCATATGGATTGTGATGTGAACATGGAACATGAGCCACCTGTTAGAAAAATATCAATGACACTATTGTTAAACGACCCTAAAGAATTTGAAGGTGGTGATCTAGAATTAATGGCTCCAGGTAAATTTGCAAATCTTAAACAAGGTCATGCAATTTGTTTTGCATCATTTTTAAATCATAGAGTTAATCCAGTTACCAGAGGCATGAGACAATCTCTTGTCGTATGGTTTGGAGGGAAAGCTTTTAGATGATTAGAGAAGAATTTTTCCCCACAAGTGTTTTTGGTAAAGACATACAATTAGATAATAATAAACTAGCACAAGACATTATCAACTGGTCTAATCAAGATCAGGGAGTACAAAAAACAAATTACAAAGGATGGCATTCTACAACCGACATGGCATCAAAGCCGGAGTATCAACCCTTAGTCAACGAACTAATGATTATGTGTAAAGATATGTTTAAAGAAGAATGGTTAGATAGAGAACCCGTCCTTGGTAATATGTGGGCTAACATAAATCCTAAAGATGGAATGAACCAACCACATATACATCCAAACTCATTATTTTCAGGTGTGTATTATATTAAGTCTAACCCACAAGCAGGAAGATTAAAAATATATGACCCTAGACCAGGAGCACAAATAGTAATGCCTGCAAGATTAGAGGGTCAACCCCCTAAACATTTATGGAGAGACGCAAATCTTGATCCTATTCCAGGACGTATTATAATGTTTCCCGCCTGGTTATGGCATAGTGTTGAACCTAATCAATCTAATGATTTAAGAATATCGGTAAGTTTTAATTTTATACAACATGGCTTTTAATAAATATCAAGTAATCAAAGGTGCTGTTAGTTACGAGTTAGCTAATTTTATATTTAACTACTTCTTACTTAAACGAGATGCGGTTAAGTATATGTATGACAATAATATAGTTTATGATAATGGTATGTTTGGAACATGGACTGATGCACAAATACCCAACACCTATTCTCATTATGCTGATCAAGTAATGGAAACTTTATTAATGAAGGTATTACCAGTCATGGCAAAAGAGACAGGTTTAGACCTGATTCCAACTTATTCTTATGCAAGAATATATAAAAACGGAGATGAATTAAAAAGACATAAAGACAGGCCAAGTTGTGAGATATCAACTACAATAAACTTAGGTGGTGAGCCATGGCCTATATTTATAGATGGAACAGGTGCGGATAATGTTATGAATGAAAGACAAAATTTAGTTAAACCAGGTGCTCCAGAAGGCACGAAAGTTTTATTAGATATAGGTGACATGTTAGTATATAGTGGATGTGAATTAGAACATTGGAGAGAACCATTTAAAGGAACTACATGTGGACAAGTATTCTTACATTATAACCATGTAAATGGTCCTTTTGCTAATAAAAATAGATTTGATGGTAGACCTATGTTAGGCTTACCACCTTTTTCTAAAAAGTAATAGATTTTAATTTTATTTATATTTTGTTATATTGTGTATATAATAAATAATTATGCCATTAACTCAATTAAATTTTCAACCTGGAATAGACACTGAAAACACCGAAACAGGTGCAGAAGGTAAATGGATTGATTGTGATAAAGTAAGATTTCGTAAAGGACTTCCTCAAAAAATAGGTGGTTGGACTAGATTTAGTGAAGCTTATTATATTGGAGTAGGAAGAGCTTTAGAACAATGGTTTGCTTTAAATGGTTCTCGTTATGAAGCTATAGGAACTGATAGAAAAGTATATGCTTATGCTTCGGGAACTAATCAAGATATTACTCCTATAAGAGAAACAGCTTCTCTTGTTAATGCTATTACTACTACAAATACAAGTGCTACTTTAACTATTTCAGATACAGCACATGGAGCTGATGTAGGTGATTTTGTAACTTTAAGTAATGTAAGTGCAAATGTCGGTGGAATTTTATCAACTGTTTTTGATGCTGAATATGAAATTTTAAGTATAACAAATGTTGATGCTTATACTATTTTAAGTAGTGCTACTGCAACTTCTACAGTAGGACCTAGTGCTAATTGTACAGCTACCTATCAATTAAATATAGGTCCAAGCGAACAAACTTTTGGATACGGTTGGGGATCAGGAGCTTGGAGTGCTAGTACTTGGGGAACTGCCAGAACAACTTCTAATGTAACTCTTGATGCACGGTTATGGTCTATCAATAATTGGGGAGAAGATTTAATAATAACACAAAAAGATGGTGGAACTTATGAATGGGATACTTCAGGAGGAATGAGTGATAATAGAGCTACAGCTATTGCTAATGCTCCTACTAATTCTAGTTTATCAATAGTATCTACAGAAACTAGACATGTTGTTTGTATGGGTACAGAGACAACTATAAGTTCACCTGCAACACAAGATAAAATGTTTATTCGTTGGTCTGATCAGGAAAATTATAATTATTGGACACCTAATGTAACTAACTCTGCGGGATCACAAAGAATAGCAGGAGGAAGTGAAATAAGATGTGCTCGACCTGCTAAAGGAACTATATTAGTATGGACAGATACTACAATGCAATCAATGTCTTTTATAGGTCCTCCTTTTATATTTGGCTTTAGACAATTAGGAAATGACTGTGGAGCTGTAGGATTAAATAGTGCGATGGTAATAGATGATGTAGCTTACTGGATGTCTGATGGACAATTCTTTAGATATGCGGGTTCTGTTCAAGAAATACCTTGTCCTGTATTAAATCATGTATTTGATAATATTAATAAAATTCAATATGCACAAGTCTATGCTGCACAAAATTCTAACTTCTCTGAAGTGATATGGTATTATTGTTCTAGTGCCTCTGATCAATGTGATCGTTATGTAATTTATAATTATTTAGAAAACTCTTGGTATTTTGGAACGATGGATAGAAGTACTTATCAAGATAATGGAGTTGAATTTAATCCTTTAGCTACAGAATATTTAGCTAATTCTAATGCAACTTCTTTTAGTACAATTAATGGAGTAACTCAAGGAAGAAGTTTAATCTACGCTCAAGAATCAGGAGTGAATGCTGATGGGGCTGCTTTATCAGCTTATATTCAATCAGGTGATGGAGATATTGCTGATGGTGAAACTTTTAGCTTTATTAATAAAGTTATACCTGATTTTCAAGATCAAACTGGAAATACTGTCATTACTTTAAGTGTTAAAGACTATCCTAATGATTCAGCAACAGTAGGAGAAACTTTGACAGTAAATAACACAACTAGGTTCGTTAATACACGTATTCGTGGTAGACAATCTAATATTAAAATACAAAACAATGATATTGGAGATAATTGGAGATTTGGTACTTTAAGAGTAAACATAAAACAAGATGGAAAAAGATAAATACACTATAAGACCAGCTCGAATATCTGATGCTGTTCGTATAAGAGAACTATTGAAAACGTGGCTT